CTCGAATAATTGAGCATGACATCAAAGAAAACATCTGGATAATGGACCTTGAAATAGGCCATCTGAAAGGCCAAGGCAGAATAGGCATAGGCATGGGAACGGTTAAACCCATAGCCTGCGAATTTTTCCATGATCGCAAAGATCTCTTTAGCTTTTTCTTCCGTATGCCCAAGTTTAAGAGCACCTGCGACAAAATCGTCTTCCATCTTATGCATTTCAGCCGCATTTTTTTTACCCATAGCCCGACGTAAAATATCGGCTTTTCCCAGGCTAAATCCTGCAAAACGCTGGGCAACCTGCATAACCTGCTCTTGGTAGAGCATGATCCCATAAGTGGGCCTTAAGATTTCTTCAATCGCTGGATCCAGAATGTCAACTTTTTCCTGGCCGTGCTTTCTTTTGACGAAATTATCAATGTAATCACTAGCTCCTGGACGATTGAGAGAGGTGGTCGCTACCACTTCTTCGAAATGATTGGGTCTCACACGTCTCAAGAGGCGAATGGCTCCAGCCTGTTCAAATTGGAAAATCCCCTTGGTATCCCCAGCAGCAAACAAGGCCAAGGTTTCTGGATCTTCTAAATCAATGGCTTCAATCACGATCTCTTCTTGGTACTTTTCATAGACGGCTTCCTTCATTTTCTGAACAAAGGTTAAATTTCGCAGACCCAAAAAGTCCATCTTCAACAGACCATTGGCTTCAACCGCATGGGCATCATACTGGGTGACAAACATATCTTCTCCGTACTTGAGAGGAATGTGATCCGTCAAATCCTGGCCACTCATCACAACACCAGCCGCGTGGATCGAGGTTTGTCTTGGTTGGCCTTCTATTCTTTTGGCAATTTCAAAGCCACGCTCAAATTCTGCTCGACTATGAATCACTTGTCGAAAAGCTAGATTCTGTTCATAAGCTGTCGTCAGTGTATCCCTAAAGCCAATCCGCTTGGTAATGGAGGTCAATTCATACTCTGGTACCCCAAAACGTTTAAAGACATCTCGAATGGCTTGTTTGGCCCCAAAGGTTGAAAAGGTCACGATCTGAGCCGCATGGTAACTCCCGTAACGGTCTCTCACATAGCGGATAAATTCTGGACGATAGATATCAGGAATATCAATATCAATATCCGGCATGGTGTAGCGCTCCACATTTAAAAAGCGCTCAAAGAGGAGGTTCTTCTCCACAGGATCAATCCCTGTAATCCCTAGGGAATAGGCTACCAGTGAGCCTACAGCAGACCCACGTCCCATTCCCATATAATAACCTTGACTTCGTCCGAAACGAAGAAGGTCCCAGACAATCAAGAAATAATCATCAAAGCCCATTTGGTGAATAATGTCTAATTCATGCTCCAGACGTTCTTGATAGACTGGACTTGTCAAGTTTTTTCTATGAAGACCCGCTTGGGCTAATTCTCTCAGTTCCTCAACAGCTGGTTTCTGAGGATTGAAGCGAGGCAATTTCAACTGAGTATCAATATCGTATTGAATCCCTTGGACTAGTTTTTCCAGATTTGTGATGGCTTGAGGAAATCGCTCTGCAAAATCATTCTTTAAATCCTGAGGAGTTTTTAGAACTGTTGTAGGATCAATTGGCCCTGTTTCTATCAAGCTTTGATTGTCCTTAATGGCTGCCAGCATCTGCATGGCTTCCACATCTTCCGCCTCAAAGAAACGCACAGTATGAAGAGGGAGCACAGGGTGGCTAAACTCTTGGACCGGCGTATCCGCAAAAACTCCGATGAAGTAATCTAGACCAAGCGGCAAGTCTCCACTAGCAAAAGGCGCTGGGACAATGACTGCTACTCCTTCTGTTAGGTGCTTCACATCCTCCCAATTGTTTTTCCCCATCATTTTGAGGGTCGACATCTTCATCAGATTCTGGTAACCCCTCGTTGACATGGCAATCATTCGAAACGGAATTGTTTCATTGTCTACTTCTAGTCCAATTTCTAAACCGACCAAGGGGCTGAGTTTTTGGGCCTGACAGGCTTCGATAAATTCATAGGCACCATACAAATTATCTACATCCATGATTCCCAATGCGTCATAGCCCATACTTTTAGCCACTTGGACATAGTCTTTTATGGTCACAAGGCTTTCCATAAAAGTATAGACTGATTTGGTATCTAGCTGTGCAATCACTGTTTTCTCCTCCCTCACTTGTCTATTTTTGGGACTCTTTTTTGTACAAAAAAACACCACTGCTACACAATGATGTCTCAACAACGGAAGACATGGGATTCGAACCCACGCACGCTTTTACACGCCTACCGCGTTTCCAACACGGCCTCTTAAGCCTCTTGAGTAATCTTCCATGAATAAAAATATGGAGCCGGTGGGAGTTTCTAAAACTCAATCATATCGCTGTTTTTAGATTTTAGGGTCTGTTTTAGGTACTGACTTCTAAAACTCCACAAGTTTATTGTTCACATTGTTAGTTTAGCATAGCTTCCAAGAAAGTTCAAGTTTTATTTTTTTATCTTGGACACAAAAGGAAGTTGTTTAATAGGAAAAGATTTTTTGATAAGCATTTGAGGTTATAACGGACAATTTTAAAAATGTCTGTTAAAACGGAAAAATAAAAAAGCCCTCCCGATTGGGAGGGTGTGTGTCTTACATGTATTTAAAATTATAGAGTTTCTGGCCACGGGTCTTCCGTGACATATACAACGCTCGAGAAGCGAATATCTCCGATGTCCCGATCTGTTGGCACCGGATCGTCAAATTGCAAGCGGAATTGGTTCCCATCTGTTGGCCCACCTAAATACCACGTTCCAAGGCGTTGCCCCTTGTCATTGGTAATCATACCAATTTTAGACCCAATTGGACGGAAGCCAAGCGGGATTCCATTAACGTTTATAATCACCACGTTACGCTCTCTATCAGAACCTTGTGGAACGTAACCGGGCGCACCTCTACGCTTGATTCCAAACCAGCCCCAAGAAAGCCCGCCGAAGTTAATTTCTACGGTTGAGTTAATCCGTCTGAATTCCATGTAAGACGCACCAAGCACGGAAGAAACGTTCTTTGCTCTCACTCGTCCAGTGTCACCGGCTAGAATAACCCAATTATCACGGCCAGCCCCAGCGCGTTTTTTGATCCATTTGAAAGCGCCATTTTTTGCCGTTGTATCAATATAAGTTGTTCCAATCTCAGTATTTAATTCATACGGAAAACCTTGACCCTTTAACTCGCTACTAGAGCTACCAGCACCAGATACGACTGATCGTTTCAACTCTTCTAATTCGTTCTTGGTTGCTAACTGCGTAGTGTTAACAACTGGAATTTCTGCCTTTGTGACAAATGGGTTCCCCCCGTTTTTTAGTTTTTCATCCATCAAGGCATCAATTCCAAGTTCAAGGTGTTTGTCCCTGATGTTTGCTGCCATCTGGCTTTGAAGAGCGCTATAGGTTACAAATGTTTGATACGATTGATCAGAAGTAAAATACTTTGTTAAGTCAACAGCTTCTGGCTGTATTTGTGGCCTATTTTCTAATGATTCAATTCTCTTGACTATCTGACTATCGTTGTATGGTTGAATCTGATGACTAGCGATGTATGCGGCTATTTCTTCCTGTATGTTGATCTTGTCAACTTCAACAATATTGCCTATTTGATAATTTTCAATAGATTGAATTATATCAATTTTAGCACTCTTGTCACTAGGGAAGATAAACCCATCACATTCAATCTCTACTTGATAGATGCCGGGAGGTAGAATTTTTTCAAGTTTGAATTGAATTTTTGAATTTTCTACAACAGCTACAATTTTTTTCTTTCCTTTGGCATTTGCTATTTTTATATTAGCGTTCTTTCCCTCAAGAGAGCTGACTTTGTTGCCATCATAGTCTAATAATTCATATTCAAAAATAGAAGAGAAGTCACCTTGTTTGATGACTTCCCCACCTCTTGTCTGTTTCAGATTTGTTGAATTTTTTCCACTCATCTAAATCCTCTTATTCTAACAGGCTATATAAATCTATTTAAAAGATCCAAAGTCTGTGATCCGTTGACCGTTTTCAGATTGTCCTACAGCTACATATCTACGATTTCCAGAACCGCCAATGTAAGAGATCCAAATATAGCCATCGTTATCAATCCATCCATCATAATTGATTTCTTGACCTGCACTATATACTGCTACAATCTCAGCTCCAAGTCCTGCTTCTGCTCGTACATTTAGAGCAGATACCTCAACAGTGAATGTTCCTGTTTCTGGATTAAAACCGTTTGATTCAATTGTCAATGGTTTTGATGGTTCTGGCTGTTCAAATGTCACAGATGTGTCATCAGTTGGGAAATAGAACCAGCCAACAATTCCATCAAAGTTTCTTGTGTTGTATCGTGCAGGACCCCCTACATAGAGAGAGTCAGCATTTCCATCAATGTTCTGTTCGATAGTTTTCATGGTGACCCCATCGCTATCTTCAATCACAATTCCTGTGTGACCGTAGGGATGACCACATAGATAGGTTGTGTCCATGACAAAGATGGCTCCTGCTCGTGGATTGACTCCAATTGCATCATATACTACTTCATATCCTAACCCTGCTGCTGAATTAAGTAGGTCAATGGCATTCCCCCAAAGGGCTTTTCCAAAATAATTGATAGAAATTGAATTTGGAAGGTCTACACATTGTGTCCCATAGGCTCCATCTGCATCAGCTCCCACACCTTGATTTGCCAAAGATTCTGCATAATTTAGAATGTCGTTTAGTGTTGCCATTTTTTTGACCTCATTTCTTCCATTGTTCATTCGCTTGCTTGACAGCAGCTTCAATGAATGTGTTCAATTGATCGTTTGTCAGATTGATGTTGTATGCTTCTAGTCCTTCAATCAAGCTAGTTTTAGCATGCTCCATCTTGTCTTTACCATGAATATCCAATGTTCCTGCCACTTGCTCAGTAGCATTTACAGCGTTTTTTGCAAGGATTTCAGCAACTTCAAGAGCTTTCTTTCCTCCACGAGTAAGAAGGTATTTCTTGACTGCTTGGACAACAATTCCAACCAAAATTACAAGAATACTCATTGCGCTGCTTGTTGCAATATCAGTGATTTGATTCATTTTTCTTTTCTCCTTTTTTGATTAGTTTACTAGGCTCTTCCAAGCCATCTTTTAACTGAAATTTCTCATGATCAATATTTTGTTTTACAAGGCGATCTAGACCAGGAATTTCAACTCCTAAAGCTGAAAGGCTGGCAAGAATACTGGAACCGTATGCAGCCATCATTGCGACAATGAAGGCATCAACTACGGGTCCAAGATTCATGTATAGGGCGAATGGATAGCCAATGGCTGTAATTAAAATCATAGCCGTGTGACTTACTAGCCCTTTCCTCCATTTTCTACTTGAAAACTCATGATAGGCCCACGCTCTAGCTACACCTAAAACGATATCTAGAGCCACAATGACCATCAAGAGAAATACAATCATGTGTTCATCAATTCCGTGATCATAGAAGTCACGTACTATTTCGATAACTCCAAAGATTCCATCTGGTTCTTGATACATCAATCACACTCCATTCAATTAAGATTCAGGGTGTGCTACTGGTTGAGTTTCAAGATCTCCTGACGGTTTGTTTTGCTTATCTTCTTTAGGAACATCCCAATTGTAGATTGCAAGTTTTCCATTTTGAAGCAGTGGGCCTTTCAAATCTTTGACTGTTTCCCCATTATAGGTGAAGTCGTAGTTGACTTGTACAAGCACCCGTTTTCCTTCACTGAATTGTTCAGTGTGATCTGGATCAATCAATGTGAAGATGTCATGTTCCTTGTAGGTCTTTCCTACTTGAGCAGCTTCCACAAGCTCAAGCGCTCGCTTGAATAGCGTTGGATCAAGTGGATTGTCTTGGTCTGTCACAGCTACGAGAACCGCCCAATCAGCAAGAGCTTTGTTGTTTTGAATTTGAACATCCTTCTTCTCGTTCTCTTGAGTTAGCTCTTGGATCTTCAGGATGGCTTCTTTGTTAGCTTCAACAGATTTGTCAAGCTCTTTCTTAAGAGCTACAATAGCACCAGATGGATCTAATTCCATTCGTACAAGGTTTAGAACAGCATCCACAAGGACTGTTTCTTCATCTCCCATGCGGTTGTTTGGAAGGGATTCTTCAAATACACGGTAGGGATAATCTTGCTTGATGGAAACCTTTGTGGCATTGGCTACAGGGTCATAGGATTTAAATTGTACTTTATAATTCATTAAATGTTTACCTCATTTTTGTTTTTAATTTCTTCAAATAGGTCCTTCAAATCTTTGTCAGATTCTAGAACAGAGCGATATGTTTCCAGTTCTTGAATGAGCTGTGTTTTCTCCTGCTGCGCTTCATTTAAGCGTGCTTTGAATTCAGCTTCATTGACTGATTTACTAGCTAACTGATTAGCTAGATCCGTGATGATTGATACATAAGTATTTTCTTTCATTTTTTAACCTCTATTATTTAATATGATCCCGATCATAAGAGAAAGTATCTAACATTGCTTGGACTTTTGATTTCATAGCTCCTGTCATATTAATTTGACCAAGAGCATGAGCCCACAATTTCCAAAGTGCTGCAACAGATTCATCTAGACGGATGAATTCTGTTGGTGAATCTGTATCTGATTTTGTTTTTTTTGGAACTACAAAATGCCTACACCATATTTCGGAGTTCTTATTCCAAATGCCCGGTGTTAATGTTTGAGTTACCACGCTAAAATTCCACCCTTCATCAGACGAAGCATGACGCATGTTGTTATAATCCCCGTATTGATAAATCTTATCAATTGTCTTATTAGAATTGTTATCAATTACTATTCCAGAAAACGAGACGGAATTCCAATTTTTTGAACCATTTCGATTGCTACCAATGATTGTTTTAGAATGTTTTTGTCCGTTTTCAATAGAAGACTCATACCGTATGAATTGAGTTGGATATCCAGCATCTTCTCTTGATATCGAAGCTGTGTTGCTCATCATTATCAATTGATTTTTTACCAAATCAAAAGTTAATGATCCATCAGAAGAAGCTATTCTATTGCCAGTGAAACGATTTGAAGCGATGTCAATAGAGTTTAATTGAGTGATGAATGCCTTCTGTGAAGTCAATTCCCTGATGAATGCTTGATTTGACACCAGTTTGTTGATCATAGCAGAGTCTACTAGTAGCTTGTCCGCTGTCACTGCATTACTCGCGAGAATCTGAGTGGTTACTGATCCAGATTCCATGTGGCCTGTCCGAACGCTCTGGGAAGCTAAATGTCTACTTTTGATTGAGCCATCAACTACCATGTCGCCTTTCACTTTGATCAATTGAGCAATCAAAGCAATAGATTCTGGTTCTTGTACCAGCAATGAACTGATTGTTCTTCCGTTGATGCTCTTACCTGTACCAAATGAAATTTGACCATCTGTGATGTTGATATCCGTTTTTCGCAACATGTCACCCATTTGATTGGTGATTGTTGTAAACTGTCCATCTACTGTCTGCTTGTATTCAGCAATCTTAGAAGATATAACTTGGTCATTATTTTGTTTTAAATCTTCAAATTTTCTTGTGATTCCAGCCACATCTTCATTGTATTGTGCTTTAGCAACATACCCTTGTTCAAGAATCTGCCTAGTTGCTTTCAGGGCATCTACAGCAGCTTTTTCAGAATAAGTCAGCATGCGTTGCTCAAGTTCACCGGTTGGACCAGTTTTGGTCTCTAATTTCGTTAATTGAGTAGATAGGCCTTGAACTGTCTGTTCAAATGTTGCTTGCGCTTGCTCTACCAGATAATTTTGATCCTCTGGAGCTGGTTGCCATTTACGTTCATTGTTGCCTTCGTAGAAATCAAGCTCTGTCATAAACATTCCAGACCACACGTTTGGTATCCCTTGATATTCAAATAGCAGATAACCTTCATCAAAAGCCCCTGTGTTAAAACTAAAAGTTTTTTTGATGGCCTTGTCTGAATTAAATGCTGGCAATCCAGTCTTATCAAAAATTACTTGTGCTTCTTCAAGGTCATTTGTAGAGCCTTTCTTGCGTTTGCAAAAAGTAATCTTGACTCTTGCAGTATTAGCATCAAACGCTATCAAATTCAGCATATAATCTGTATTTCGTTTGACAATAAAGCGTGGACTGTGGACTGACGCACCATTGCTTAATAGAAACATGCGTTTCTGTCCGTTAAAATAATATTGATGGGCAGTAAAACTCATCTTTCCATTTGGCTCAGTCCAATATTTCAGGCCCTCGTCTGCTCTTGAGTTCCTGAGCATGTTAGGGCCACCACCAACTCCAATTGTGGTGAACTCTTCTTTGACTCCTGCCACCGTCTGCTCAACAAATGACCGATCAGCTTTGCCATTCGTTACATTGGTCAGGTCAGAGATAGCTTTTTCTGTGGTCTGTTCAAATCGTGATTGTGCGCCTTGGACTCCTACAAATTGGCTTTGTGTTTGATCTTTAAAGTCATTGATTATTTTCTTGATATCTTCATCACTGGTCTTTAATTTATCAGTAGTAGCTTTCAAGCCTTCCATATTGACTTCAATGCCATTGTATTGAGCTTTGAACTCTTCTACAATTTCATTTTTGTTTGCTTGTTTTGCTGCTTTGATCTTTTCAGTGACTTGAGCTGAGATTTCTTCTTTGACTACTTCAGCTTGTGCTTTGGCCTGCTCAATTCCATCAGTGATCTCTTTCTCCAAAGCTCCTGCCTTGTCTTCAAAAGCCCTGTTGGCATTATCAACCAATACTTTCAATTTCTTGTAGTATTCATCATCCTCTTGAGTCTTTTGGACTGTATCTAGGATTTCAGATGCTACATCAGAAATTCCATTAGAGCCTGATAGGCCTCCACCGTGACCAGCCTTGTCATCGAATGTAAGAGAGATATACTCTTCTGACAGAGCATCATAGACATAACCCACAGCTTTCTTCTTCAGCATGACATCATGCTTCAAGCTCATGATGGTCACTGTATCACCAAGATGCACAGTTTGACCATCTAGCTCATAGGCTTCAACTTTAATCTGATCAGTGGACTTGTCAATGTCTCCATTCTTGAATTTGGCTTCACCCCATTTTCTCAATTCTTCCTCTGTAGTAAGATCATTATTTTCATACTCAGCTTCATTGATATAAGGGTAGCTTCCAATGAGGGGGCTGTCCACAGTGACTTTCAGAACCGTGTCTTCTTCTGCTCCCTCTGGTTTGAAGGTTGATTTCAGATGCAGTCTTGTGATGATGCTAGAACTGCTCTTGTTTCGTTCATACTGTTTCAGGTTTTGATGTGTGGTGATTACTACACCACGATCAATCCCCCGACTTTTAGGAATATCAATCAGGAAGTTGTCACGAATCATCTCGCCTTCCCAAGCGCCTACGATGGAATGTTTCCCATCCATCAGGATCTTATAGAGCGTTTCATCTTCTGTAGTGTTGAAGGTTCTATTGTCCATGATGTTACTTGTGAAAGAAAACTTCCCAAGTGGTGTCTTGACTGCTGAAATCATAGCATTCAAGGCGATTTGACAGGTTGAGTTTGAAACCTTGATAGGACGAACAGAGCGCTTGAAGATGTCCTCTGTGATGTGCTGACAAGTCAGACTTACTGTGTCATCTTGCTCGCCAATCTCCTTGATCCGGAATAGTTGCCGGCCAGTGATAGGAGTAGGAGCAATGATGAGCATGTCTTCCTGAAATTTCTTATAAATTTCAGTGTCTGTGATTGGGTAATCAACCTTGAGAGTGTAGCTCACGTTGGTTACTTCTTCAACTTCTGCTTTGGTTGCTTCATGGAGTGGTTGCCCATTCCATTTAACTGTTTGAACATTTCTGTCTAATAGATATAGAATTATAACCACCCCCAAATTGTTTCAAAAGTAAGTGATTGAATGCCAGGACCTAAAACCACACCAACAGTCTTCTGAGCTTGGTTAGCGTCAATTGTGATGAAATCTCCTGACCACTTCACCAGATTTCCTTTCTTGTCCAAGAAACTTGGATTCTGTGGATCATTTACCATTACAGCGCTCTCAGATAGTTGTTCAATCGTGATTGTTTGTTTTCCGATGGTGAAGCTAGTCTCAGATGAGCTATTTCCTCTTACTGTGATTTTAGGGAACGCTAGTGAGCTACCTTGTAGCCTGAGAACACCATTTGAGTTAAGAGTTCGAACATCGTTGTTCTTCATGTATTTTGTAGGGTGGCAAACAAATGTCACTTCCACAGAATACATTTTAGTTTTATCTCTCTGAGTGTCAGACACCTTTGCCTGGTAGCAGAACCATCTTGTGAGCTTGTTCTGTTGATTCTCAAGCCAGAAATTTCTTTTGGAGAGAAATTGGACAAATTCAAGGACTTGCAACTCTGTTGGGTTGATGAGCTGAAGAGTGTATTTCTTTTCAATCGCTTCTCTGTGAGGGTTTGACTGAACAATATATCCACTAACTCCATCATGACTCAAAAGTTTGTCCTTTGAGAGACCAACTTGAATTGTAGGGCCTTCAAGTACAATCACATCAAATGGAAATGATGAAGTTCCGACCCCATCAATGATCAATTCGTTGTATCTTACCATGCAGGCGCTCCTCTCAATTCTTTCTGTCTTCTCAATTCAGCAGCTATCTTCTGAGATACTTTATTAGCGATCTTCTCAATATCAGCTTCTTCTCTGATGATGTTGTCAGAGATGTTGATGTTGATCACAGTTCCTTGTGGATCCATTGTTTGGGCAATGCCTCGACCAATTGCGCTCAAGTTCCGTTCATTCAGTGGTAGGACTGCTTCTTTTCCAGCTTCCCCACCAACCATCAGGCTATTCCCATTCATGCCAAACGCTGTGGGCTTGGTTAAAATCCCACCTTTGGCATACCATTCAATACCAATACTCGGAATCCCTTTACCTTTCAGCCAGTCCATTGGATTCAGCGATCCACTGGCCTTGAAGTGAGGTAGTGGAATGTGTGGCCATTTGAATTGGAAATTGAAGAAACCTTTAATTCCGTCAATGGCTCTTCCTACTAAATCTTTAGCTCCATTAATAGCACCCCCAATTGTGTCTTTGATCCCGTTCCAGATTCCTGATGCAGTTGAGCTGATACCGTTCCAGATTCCTGAAATCGTGCTTGAAATACCATTGAACACACTTGAGACCGTGCTTGAAATACCATTCCAGATGCCTGATAGGGTTGAGCTGATACCGTTCCAAATGCTTGATGCAGTGCTTGAAATAGTATTCCAGATATTAGACAAGATCTGAGCCATCGCATTGAATACCGATTCAGCTATGCTCTTGATACCATTCCAGATGCTCTCAGCAATACCTTTGATAGATTCCCAAGCTCCCGACCAATCGCCATTGATGATCTGCATCACAGTCTTAATGATGCCTAATACCACGTTGATGGCTGTTTCAACAACGGTTTTGATGGTATCCCAGACCGTAGAAATTACCGTTGAAATGTTATTCCATGCCGTTTGAATAAATGGACCAAGAACATTCATGACTGTTGTCACTACTGCTGAAATAGCATTCCAAACTGTTTCTGCTGTCTGTCTGATCAATTGCTGATTGTCGTTCCACCAACTTGTAAGCGTTCCCCAGATTTGCATTACAAAGTCAGAGATAGCTTTGACAACAGTGTTGATGACTGACATGATAGCGTTCCAGACTGTCTCAACAGCGGTCCTGAATCCCTCATTGGTTTCCCACAAGTGCTTGATGGCCAATACAATTCCGGTTACTGCGACAACAACAGCAGCGATCACCGCAATGATTGGCAATGCAGCAGCTATCAGCCCTCCTATACTCGTTCCGACAGCCACAGCGGCAGCTTGAAGAGCAAGGAAGATGGGCGCAAGTACACCGGCCACAGTCACAATTGATCCAAATACTACAACAAAGTTCTTGATTGGTCCCGGCAAGTTGTTGATCCATTCTGCTACCTTCTTGAAGATATCTACAATGATGTCAAGGGCTGGTGCGAATGTTTCAGCAATTGCTCCACCAACTTCAGCCATAACGATTTTCAAACCGTTTTGTGCTGTAGTGAATTTGTCAATGGGATCTAGGGTGTTTTCGTAAGTTTGAGAAACCAGACCGGCTGACACTTGTGAAGTGTAGCCTAAATCTTCCATGTTGAATTTCCCCCGTTTGATTGCATCAATCATTTGAGGGGCTTTCTTAGCACCAAAGATCTCCATAGCGATTCCCATCGCTTCGGTCTCTGACTTGCTGTTCTTGATGGCTTCAATTGTTTCATTCAGACCTTGCTTCATGGTCTTTCCTTGCTTGGTATATACACCAGCAGCCTTTGTCAGTCCAGAGAGTGCTGAAGATGAATCCACCCCGTTTTTCTCGAATTGACCAATAAGGGTGACTGCCTCACCAAATTCAAGACCAAGCATCTTGATTTGAGGCGCTCCATCAGTTGCCTTTTTCATCAACTCATCAACAGAAACCCCTGTATCTTGAGAAACATAGGTTACATTATCCAGAATCTCTGTTAAGTCATCAATTGATAAGCCATAGGCTTCCATAGCTTGCTTTGATTGAATTGTAGCATTCGTGACATCTGTGCCATTGATCTCAGAAAACTTGATCATGTCTTCTGAAGTCACTTTCAAAGCGTCTCCAGTTAATTTGAATTGAGTATTAACCTCACCAACCGCATTCCCGATGGTGCTGAAATCAGTAGGGACCTCAGTGGCTATGCCATTAGCAATGCCTTGCATTTCTTCAAGAGCTTTCCCACCAGCACCGGTCTTGGTGACAATGGTATCCATTCCCTCATCGATTTCACGGAATGCATCTAGAGCGCTCTTCCCAAAATCAACCAACTTTTGACTGATCTCAGATAGCTTCTCAGAGAATTGATTCAGTAACTCAGCTTTCAGAAGCTTGTTTGTCTCTTCAAGACCACTACTGGCTTTCTTTCCTGACTCACCAAGATTTTCCATTTCATTGGCAAGCCCGTTGAAGGCAGCCTTGGACTCATTCAGTTGAGTCTCTAACTTGTTGACTTCTGTTGAGTTCTCACCGTATTCTTGTTTAGCAAGAGCAAGTTGTTTTTCAAGATTTTCGACCTGTTGAGCAACAATCTCACTTTGCTTCCCAATCTTTTGTTCAGCAAGTGCCAGTTTATCTGCTTCACTAGCATTTGAACCCATTTGGCTTTCTTGTAACTTGAATGAGCTGACAACTTTGTCACCTTCACTTGCAAGGCGCTGTTGCTCGTTTTGAAGCTCTTTCAGTTGTTCACGGTTGGATTTGGTAGCATTCCCATTTCCATCTAATGCTTTATTTACATTCTCAAGCTTGTTCTCATAGCCCTTCAGGATGTTTTCTGTCTGGACAACTTCCCGTTGAAATGCACGGTATTGATCAGCTCCAATGTCGCCGCTTTTGAACTGAGCTTCAACCTGTGCCTGTGCCTGCCTCAATGTTTCCAATTTCTCTTTGGTAGTTGAGACTTGCTTTTGGAGGACTTCTTGCTTCTGAGCCAATAGAGTCACATTCCCTGTGTCAAATTTCAGAGCCTTGTCAATGCTCTTCAATTCTTTAGCTGCTTCAATAGAGGCAGAATTTACTTTTTTCAGGGCATTTTGAAGGGGCTGTGTGTCACCGCCAATTTCAATTTTTATCCCTTTAATATTACCGGCCATATTTCCTCCTTTCAAATAAAAATATAAAGAGCGCCTAAAGGCTTCTTGTGATCAATCGTCCATCCATTCGATGAACTTGACCTCAGATTCTTCCTCTCAGCACTCTATTTCAGACTAGAATGAGTCAAAATCTGACTGTGTGGCCTTACGTGTTTCTGATTTGTTTTCAGTACGCAAATTCACATAATCTGTTTGATAATCCAGAGCCATTCCAATTGAAATGTGCTTCAGATCATCAATTGTAAGTCCAGTTTCTTTACAACATGAAAGGTATGATTCTACTGTAAAGATTTCATCACTGGCTGATTCTGACTCATCTGCTTTTTTTTTGATGTCATCGTGTCATTAATCATTTCCATTAGAATTGGACCGATGTCCTGCAAAGGAAATTCCTCCATTTCCATGAAAAATTGTTCATAAGGCTTAATGTGTGGGTTCCCTGATTTAACGAAAACCCAAAATAAGCGATGGAAGAAGGTCATGTCAAAATTAGCTAGCATGTTGATGTCAACTTCATTGTTGCCATTCTCAGCCATTTGCATGATATTCTGGTTTGAGATCATTCCAAATAGGTCTTGGAAGAAATCTTTCCCAAACTCACTCTTATAAGCAATAGGAGTGTAAGCATTGGTTACAAGCTCATACTCCTTTTCACTAATGATCACACTCTTACGCATTTAAGACCTCCTCAATTACAAAGCTTGATTAGGTTCATAAACCTTTTCAAACCATTTCTTATAAACTTCTTGATCATCCGCTGATGTGATGGAACGTTTCACAACCTGATCACCGGGACGAGGACTGGCATTGAAGCTCAATTCACGTTCATTCACGTTGGTTCCGTTCTTAGTAGCTGATCCACTTGATGGGCGACTTGCTGAACAGTAATACATGATGTGACGTGTCTTGTTAGCATCCCCAGCAAATTCAAACATAAGAGCAAAGTTGGTTGTCTTAGCATCTGCTTTTTCTGTGATGACTCCTGTTGTAGTGTCTTTGATGTCGCCCAAGATTTTTGTAGCGAATGCTTCAATGATGTGTGGGACTTTGAACTTACCTTCGTATCCCTCATTTGAATTGATGAAATGATAATCAATGTTATCAGCTTTCACTGAGCCAGAATCCCCTTTAGGGTCTAGCGTTAACTCCATTGCTCCCGGAAAACGGAAGACCGGACCATAAGCGATCACTCCTGTTTCACTGATGGATTGGATTGGTGCCACATGGACATTTTCAAGTCCATAGGTAACTTTGTTTTCAGTCATTTCTTTCCTCCTCAATATAGATAGACTTCATAAGACTTCACGAATAGTCTTTCTGATTCAATAAAATTTTCTTCCTGAACATCATAAAAGAGCTTGTGGACATTCCACAGCTCTTCCAATCGTTCTTCTAGCTCCTCATCTTTTCGTTCAAATGCCAATTCTACAGTGACAGCGCGGATCTTATATGATGCTTGATTGTCTGCCCCTGTGATAGATGGCAAGCTTTCAAAATAGACAAGGTAAGGCAGTGAAGGGACATTCCCTTCTCTAAATGCCTTATAGGTGACTGGCAACCCAGCCTGTTCCAAAATTTCTGCAAACTCTGACAGCTTCATCTTCCAAGCTCCTTCAATTTCTTTTCAAAATTCTCAATAGCGTGATCTTCTGCCGGCTTGATGTGTACGATGCCGGAAACCCGTCCCCCGTTCCTTTTTAAGTGGCCAAATTCAAGCAAATGAGGGAGACGGTAATTTGTGTTATGCACTACAAAGTTACCTTTCCCCATTTTCTTCTTCTTCCACGTTTTAGCATACTTCCCAAATCGTTTGGGACTTGTCGCTTTCAATTCTTGGACGGTCTCTTCTGCTGTTTCTTCTGCTATCTTGTCAACCTTCTCTTCAACCTCTGTGGAATAATCTGCTAATGCTTGAGCAATTTGACTGGCTAGATCTTGGCTCATGTCATTTTCTCCACTAGAGTCAATTCAAGGATGTTGAGGTTGATTGGATATGTTTTCAAAATCCGGTACTCCTTGCCGCCAAATTCAGCAAATTCCTGATTGTCATATTCAAAGCTGTGAATATCAACAATCAGATTTGGACGAATGCCAGCCTGATTTGCTTGGTAAAATTCGGACCGTGTAATAGATTTCTTTTTACAAAAAATTGTAGTCTTTACTTTCTCAGTCAGATCTTGCTTGAGCTTATCCTTTCCTGTAATTTTAAAACCTATCAATGTGATTTCATCATTCCACATCTCGCACCTCTTTCTTGGAAGAGATTTGCAGATTGTGCAAGCGCCATTGAAGATGGCGAGGTAGATCAACACCGCCTTCATAGCGATAAGCAGCAAAGTCAACAATGAACATTTCATGGTCAGCACGATCTGGAACCAATTCAACACCCAGATTGTTTGTTAATTCGCTGATGACGCTTGAGACAATCTTCTCCAGTGTTTTATCTCGCAAATTTGAAGCAATTCCTAATTTGATTTTAAGTAATTCCACTAACTGACCAGTGTCCATGCTATTCTTCCTCTTTCTTGGTTGCTTTCTTGCGTTTTGGTTTTTCTTCAGTGGTTTCTTCTACTTCCTCAGTAGTTGTTTCCACCTCTTCAGTGGTTTCTTCTGCTTTCTCAGCAGTTTCTTCCACTTCTTCAGCGGCCTCTTCTACTTTCTTAGTAGCTTTCTTCACTACTTCATCAGTGATGAAGATTGAACCTGCTGAGTTGAAGCCTGTCAAGAGGCTTTTAACAAACTCTTGATCAGGTTCATAGCCTTTGCGTGGGAAGACATCATCAATCTTATATTCATGTTGTTCCGTGTCACGCATGTCCTTGAATGGACGGATTACTGTATAGGTCATGTGATACCTCCTTACGCTACAACATCAGTGTATGTGCCAAAGAATCCAGCAGCTTCATCTACTTTCTTGACATCAAGACGTAGGAAGAGTCCAAGCAATTGGCCATAGATGTCATTGTTAATCCATTTAACTGATACTTGAAGACGGTCAAACAATTTAACGAATTCAGCAACATCTCCAATAAAGAACTTCATGTCACCTTCATTGCCAAATAGAGTGTCATCCACTGGATAAATCTTTTTGCCACCGAATGAATAGCCTGTAGGTGATGTAACATCTGGTTGAAGCATATATTTCCCATTTTTATCCTTGACCTTGTCAAGCGCTGCAAACATTGATTGAGTTACAACAATACTTGCTTTGTAGATTGGTTTTAATTTCTTGTTGTAGATGTCTTTGATGCCATCTAATCCAGCAGCATCTGCTTGAGGAGCTGCTTTTAGTACAGCAGTAATCAATGAAAGCTCAGTATTTTCACCTTGATTGACTACTTCATCTTCTACAATAGACATGATGTCGTAGTCTGCATCATCAATCATTTCTTGAGACACAGGAATGTATCCACGGTAGGTCTTGATTGAGTAATCAATTTCACTGATCTTTGGTTTTCCAAGTTCAGGATTGGCTTTCAATTCATCAGTAGAAGCCATTTTCCCATCTGTCTTCTTGATAACTGGATATTTACCAGAACCACTATTCACTTGAACACGTTGGACAAGATCCAAGAGTGGATTGCGTGTCTTTTCAAGGAAGTGAGGTTTTAAAATTTCAGTTGGGATCAAAGCAGCGCTTCCAGAGTCAGTTGTTTTAAGACCTTCAATGTCACGAGTTTGACCAGTACGAATGAATTTAGCAATTGCGTCACGTTGTTCCAATTTCTTTCCTCCACGTTGCTCAACATCTTTGAATGTTGGGGCTTTCCGATTTTGTTCATCAACTTGCTTTTGAAGTTCTTCAATTTCTTCTTCAAGTTTTGCTTTTTCTGCTTGTTTTTCTTCCAATTCTTTTTGGATGTCTTCAAGGCTCTTTTCAACCGTTGAAACTTCTTCTTCAGTTTCTGCACGGTCCAATTTTTCTGCTTCAATAGCAGAACGGTTGTTCAATTCTGTGATTGCTTCTTCCAATTCAACAACCTTGTTTGCTTTTGTGCGCATACGTGCGCCTAGAATCAATGCTTTGTTCATAGATTGTATTTCTCCTTAATTTTCATTTTGCGTTCATTTAACGCTTCAACATTGGCACGTTTTAGACACTCAAAGTCTTTCTTCCGTGCAGCAATTTCAGTTTGTGGATAGGCCGGGAATGTGCAAGGGCTGACCTCAAAGATTTCAAGCTCTAGCACTGTATCAAGATAAGAACCATCTTCACGCTCAACAGTGTCCACCTTGATTGGCATAAATCCAAAACTGCATCCAACAATATCCCCACGCTGTACACGAGCATAGGCTCCCATAGCATCTGGATCATTTCTGTTGATGTTAATGTCACCATAGAGGCCTTTGTCATCAACTTTGAGACTCACTGTGCTGTTCCCTGTGCGTCCTAATACTAGGTTATGATCATGGTTAAACAATGCACGGATATCAGCATTCTTGATGGCTTCTTCCACTCCTGCACGTTTAATCACTTCAAAATAGCCTGGCCACAGCTCAGTTTCTTCATCGAACCGGATGAAGTAGCCACTCAGAATCAAGTCACCAGATTCTTGTTCTTCTCGTGTCTCAAATTGAGTAGCGATGTATGAATTACGTTTCTTCACTGGCATTTCCTCCTTCCTTATTTAGTTTGTTCTGATTGCCTAACTCACCTTGTGGGAGATAGTTTTCAAGAACAATGATTTCATCCATTTCAGGATCCGGAGTCATACCAACCCAATCTCTCCACTCATTTCTACGCATTGCAGCACTGTTGGTCATTTGTTGAGCTACAGTTGAAAGTTCTGTGATGTCGTAAGAATACAGTGAACGTGGATTGAATTTGAAGTAGCGTGTGGTTGAAGTCAGTAGGTCTCTTGTGAGCGTCTGAGTGATCGTTGTTGCGATGCTCATGATGGTTGTATTCACAAAGTTGTTGTATTCTTCTTTGTTGAAATCTCCCACGCCCAAAACAAAAGCCGGAACACCTAACATTCCAGCTACTGTCTTCTTATCAATTTCTACTGACTCATTCAAAGCGATGTCATTCAAACTTAATGGCTTCACTTGTTCAACTTCCAGCAAAGCTTCTGGAACAATCCAAGGTTCACCGGACTGGCTTGTAGTCAGATATTTCTTAGCGATTTTCTCACGGCCTTCCACTGTTCCAAGTTCCTCACTTGATGAATCCACCTTGATAATAAGGCTTGGAATGTTTTTTCCATTCATGAAGCCTTTCTTGGTCTGTGTAGCCATGTTCAAATTGCGAACAATGTCTTTCAAAGCAAATCTAAAACCGGTCCCAATATAAGGCCGGTCTGGATCTGGATTGATGGCAAAGTGGACCACTTCATCTGGATTGAAATCAGTGTCCCTAAAATGGATCATGTATGTCAGATCATTACTTTTGAACGACACTTCTGACATTGGGAATGGTCTGAGATTGCTTATGTAGTCAGTCATTGGATCATACTCCACATGTAGGACAGAATTCCCATCGCCAAACAAAAGCAAGTCTCTGACAATCTTGAAGATCCATGATTTCCGTGTCATGTGATCACAAGGGTTGATGTCAATCTTACGGGCTAACCCGTCCTTAATTCGTACATCACCGGATTCTGTATTCTCCATGAGCTGGATAGTCATATTTGAAACCATGTCAGCAATTTTATTGACAGCCATGATCACATCTGGATTTCTTGCCAGTGGAATGTAGCCATCACCGTCATACATGATGCCCAGATCTGAATTCCCAAAGCTTGTGAACATCGTCTGAGACTTCCCACGCTTGAATAATTTGTCAAAGATTCCCATATTTCTCACCTCCTTTCTATCTAATCAAAGTAAGCCATCACATTCTTATTCTTACCAAGGTTAGCAAGTGCCTGTATACAAGCAAAAACGCTCGCATCAAACAAGTCAATTCTTGCTGTACCGCCATCCCCGTCCAATTTCTCATACTGGACAGCATCATCTACTTTCTCAATGGCTCTGACATTGCTGACACAATACTCATAAGCGTCCGAATGCACATAATAAAATTCTTTATTCTTCACTTTCAATTCAATTCTTCTGAATCCCTCTGATTTCAAATAGAATAGCTGAGGCTGGTCAATCATTTTGAATTTAGCTTGCTTCATTTTTAGCATGAACTCTCTACCAAATTTCCTGTCCATACCGACAGCAGCAATTTTGAAGCCTTTCTGTCTCATCTCTATGAACCATTTAACAATGTCATCATAGAGAACAGTTGGAGTGTTACTCATGGTCAGCCATCCGTCTGATTGCCACCCAAAAAGTGGGATGCCATCATCATTGGCTTTCTTTTGAGCATTGACACGAGGGAAGAAAGCGTGTGTGATACAGATATCAACATCTTTTTCACCATCGTTATACACACCGTATAAAGCAGCAGCGGTCAAATCATGCAGTCTTGAAAGGTCAGCTCCTCCATACCAGCGAATAGGAAGCCTTGCAAGCTCCTCAATGGTCCAGTCATAGCAGTCATCACTAGCAATGAACTCATCTGGATTGAAGTAAGCGTTCATTGAGTTAGTAAAGACATTCAATGTCTTATTGAAAAACTCATTTCTGGTCTGTGGATCATTCAAAGCTTGTTCTGCTTCAGCTCTCAAAGCAGGCATGGACACCGTGACACCCCAAGACGGATTTGCCATCTTCAAAACATTATCATCAAGATAGTCACCAACATCGCCATCCGTTGTCTGATTGGCTTTACAAATAAAGATAAATAAAGCCTCATCCTGTACCGACTGCTTAAGCACTTTCTGACAGTATTTCAAACGGTTAGCAAGAAATCCAGTGGGAATATCACCAGCCGTTGAGATAACAAAAAGCATACTGTTTCGGTATGCTGACATTGTTTTCTTCATAAGACCATACTTCTTACTGTTCCTCATCGTGTGAGCTTCATCAATGACCGTGACATTTCCATTGAGGGAGTCCAAACGGCTCTCATCGTTGGCCAAAGCCTGAATGTAGAATGACCCATCATCTCCAAAATTAGCTGTGATAGAGTGTTCTTGGTTATTGTCTTTGATTCGGATAGATTTGTCATTCCATCGTTCCACGTTGAACTTGATGAAATTAAAGGCTTCTAGCGCTTGCTTGACAGAGTTGGCTACGATATAGCATTTTGAACCACTATCAGCATCCAAAATCTGATAAAGTAGAGCAATAGCAGCAGTAAAAGTGGTCTTGCCGTTTTTCCGTGCCAGCATTATCAAGGCTTCCTTAAACCTACGCT